CAATGTATGTTTGTGTTAAACGATACGGAGATGAAGATTATATTGAAAAATACGGAACTCCGCAATGCATAGGAATGTGTGCTACAGACTACAAAAAATAAATAATGGATTTTCAAACCATCAACTAATATTCAGTTGGTGGTTTTTTATTTTATGAAAGAGAGGTAAAAATAATGGAAGTAACAGGAATTGCATTACAAACCGTTGCCGCTGGAGAAGATGTTGCATTCACAGAAACAGCAGTGAACGGAACAAAATGTATCGTACACAGACAGGGAAGTGGAATTATCAAGTTAAGAGGTATCACAAATCAGTGCAAAGCTAGATTTTTGGTATCGTATTCCGGCAACATTCAGATTCCGACAGGAGGTACAGTTGGAGAAATTTCACTTGCAATCGCGGTTGATGGAGAGCCTTTGCAGTCAACAAAGATGATCGTAACGCCAGCCGCAGTTGAGAATTTATTTAACGTATCGGCGCAGGCATACGTTGATGTGCCTTGCGGTTGTTGCAGTACCGTAGCCGTGCAGAATACATCGACACAGGCTATCGAGGTGCAGAACAGTAACTTGATTGCAGTAAGGGAGGCTTGATATTATGCATAAGTTTGCGAAACAGATTATGGATTGCGTGAAAGCCCACGTTGACGGCATCGGAATTGAGAATTTTGAGGGACAAAACCTTGATGATCTCAAGGATTGGACGGAGATTGCAAAGAACATCGTATGCTTTGACAAGGACTATAACATTGTTGAAGCCATGAAAAGGTCTGAAGATGAAGAAATCATGCGCATGGTGGAAGAATTTGGGGATTATCCGGGAAGAAGATACTACAATGAGTACCGGTACTCAAACGGAAGATTTGCACCGAAAGGGCGTGGAACACGCAGAGGATATGTAGAACCTCCATATTATCATCAGATGCCGGAAGATTACCACGAATGGGAGAGAATGCCGGAATACGACCGAATGAGAGACCTTGACAGAATGAGTATGGGAAAGATGTATTATTCAGAGCCTATGAGCGGAAATAACGGCATGAGTACCGGTACTCACGATGCAAGAGAGGGCAGAGCCGGTATGAGCCGGAGAAGCTACATGGAAACAAAGGAAATGCATAACGGAAATTCACCGGAAGATAAGGACGCAAAGATGAAAGAACTCGAAAAGTACATGAAATCTCTTTCGGAAGATGTGACCGAACTGTTTTCCGGTATGTCCCCAGAAGAGAAACAGTTGACCAAGACCAAGCTGACTACGCTTGTCACGAAAATGTAATAGAGAGGGCATTTTGCCCTCTTTGTTTGCGAGGTGGTAAATTGTTCACGATAAACAATGAAATATGGAATTTGGTCAAAGTATCGCGTTACAGCGATATGCTACAGAGAAGTGACGGGAGCAGGACGGTAGGCATGACCGACAGGGACACGAAAACGATATATCTTGCGGATGATTTGCGCGGAAGATTCCTTGACCGTGTGTTGTGCCACGAATTATGTCATGCGTTCTGCCTTTCGTATAATGTATACATGGATATTGACACAGAAGAAATTGTAGCAGACTTCTTGGCTACATACGGAAGAGAAGTATTTGAAATAGCAGACAGACTATTGATTGAACTTATGGAGGTTGCATAATGGATAAAATTTCAGAACTCTTACAGTACGTGCACCGGACGAATCCGGAAATGACCAGGGAAAAGCTGATAGAAGAGTTGAGCAAAAGCGACTATGCGGCGCGGTCTTTGATTTTTACGAAAGAAAATTTTTCCCGCGCCCCAAAAAATATTTCGTAATTTTTTTGTACCCCCCTGGGGTAGCGTTTTTGGGGTCAAGATTCCATTTTCACGGATTCTCAAAAACGTGTAACAAACGTGCAATTATCTGCGACATTCCGCGAATAACACAAATACACCATATATTATGCTATATATAGATAATTCATTGATGATATTTGATGTTATAGCCGATCACAGGCAAACGCCAGAAGACGCTTGCCCGGCTGTAGTTATAGTCTAGCATAGACCGCATTTTACCACTTGTCAATATACTTTTTCCCGTCGTACCGGCTGTAAGTGTGCGTTATGTTTTCCAACTTTTGTGTGATCTGTAACCAGTCACCGCCACGCTGGGCGGTTATTTTTAACTCTGGCGATTCTAGCCACTCTACACCCTCAAATTTTGCATAGCCAAACAGCCGCCCGGATGCCACCGGATAACCAAGGGCAGACACCCGGCGCATGATTTCCCTTTTGCCGATATACTCATATTTTGCCATGTTCGCCACCTCCAGACGTTCCGCGCTCGCTCATGCATATATTTTTGCATCCGTCGCGCGATAGTTGGTTTACGATCAGCCACGCTTGCAAGTCCCCATACGCCACCCGGCGCACGGCTTGCCCGTTGTGATCGGCTTTAATATCGTAGGTCATACACTTATACCTCCTTATATCGTGTTTATTTGTCAATGTGCGTTATATGCCCGCATCCGGCGGAACGGTGTGCAATCTGTTTTTTGTTGGAGATGCACAAGCTCCAAAGTGCCGCAATAGTGACGGCTTGAGATCTTGCCGCCGCTCTTAATGATAGAACGGTAGAAACGAGCTTTCCCGCGTGTCTTGCGTCTGCATTAAAGCAGATCAACCGCGATTATTTACGGCTGCGGCGCGCCGTGTGACGGCAATATGCCGCCATATAACCCGATGCAGTCCCAATATATGACCATCGGTTAATAAGTCCACGCCGCGCCGGAATCGAACCGGTACGCAACGCCACCAGACACGCGAAAAAGGGCGGAAGAGTACCGCCCTAAATTACAACAAAATCCCCTTGAAATCCTGTTGTTACAATCATTTTTCCGTCAAGTCTGCGGTACACAACACCGCAACCGTCCGCAAAAGTTGACCACACGAGCCATCCGGGCGGTGTGAGGTTTTCACCGGTTTTATAATCCAGGAATGAGTAACGCGGAATAACGCCGCTTTTTTCTTGATCTAGCGCGTTGTTAATTGCTTGCGATTCTGTCACAAGCACAACGCCGTTTTTTTGCGTGCAAAACATAGTTATTTTCATTCATTTTTTATTTCTCCTTTTCAATTTCATAAAACCGCCGCCGGTAGTGATCCGGCGGGCATCCTCTGCGGCGGCTAATTCAAACAGTTTTCAATATTTTTCGCAAGGTGCGGAAAGGCTTTTTCTATGTCTTGTACGCTGTCGGCGTAATAATCACCAACAATTTTCCCGAAAATGCGAAGATTTCCGGAATAAAACCCGCCTAAATCATTAAAATATATGTCTAATCCTGTCACCTGTTCCGGCTTGTCACCATACCACATATCAATATTTGTTTTTCCCATTTTCAAGTCCTCCATATTCAAATTTTTCCAGTTTCCCGGTAAAAGCAAGCCGGGGAATCGAACCCCGGAAGCGCCAACCTTGCTAATTAATTATTTTGCTTTTGCAGCGTGTTTTGTAAGCTCTCTGTAAAGCAGATTACATGCTGTCGCTTCTGCCTTATCCTCTGTATATCTGCCTTTTTCCTCTTCTGTCTCGTCTAAAATATCAGCAAGCCAATCAACGGCAGAGCCAAGAAAAATATCATCAGAAATAGGGAAAGCTGTAGGAAGTCCTGCCATCCAGTCGCAAAACAAAGAATATTTACTAATTCTTCCGGCTCTATACTGACAATCATATTTAACTTTCTCGTTCTCAAAAGCCGTTAAAATGTCTTTGCATATGTCGTTGTAGTCTGTCTTTGCTTCCTTGTTGTCATATGTGTAATATTCCTCTGCTGCTTCGTAACTCTCCATGATTGCGTTTTTAATTGCTTCCATTGTTTCTTTGCTGTTTGTTCTTCTCATTTCTTTTTACCTGTGCTATAATATAGCTACCTTTCTTTTTTGATTGGTGGCGGTTCGTTCTTGGTAGGAGTGACCGCCTTTTTTGTTTTCTGTGCTTTATTTGATGCTTGTATCATATCACTAAAATTAGTGACAGTCAATAGTAAATATCACTTTTTTTAGAAATAGTTTTCTTGACTTTTCCGGATAGGAAAAGTATGATTGGTTTAAGAAAATCTATATAGAAAGGAAGGTACGCAATGCTAAAATACAGATTTGATGTAGGGGACGCGTTGGAGCGAATCGGCTTTAACTCCTACATGGCTAAAACAAGCGGATTGTTAAGTCAAGAAACGCTCAAAAAAATAAAACGTGAGGACACAAATATAAATGCAAAGAGCATTAATAATCTTTGTCTGCTTTTGGATATGCAGCCGAAAGACATCTTTATATATGTAGAGAGTCCGGAAGATTTGGAACTGAAAAAGAAATTGCAAAAAAAATAAAATATCACTTGTAAAAGTGATATATGTGTGCTATAGTATAGTCAGATCAAGAAAACAGCACAGAGCCGAAAGGAGAACGGAACATGAAAATTGCAGGAATCGGAACAATAAGCAAAGAGAAAGTAATGAGCGTCTTAACCAGAGAGGGAAGAGAAGCAGTAAAGAGTGGAGATATTACACTGGAAGAGCTTGGCGATATGTACAAGCTCGAAATGGTAAAGAGATCATCCAAGATCGGAAACAATGGCGACACCTTTCGGGAATCTTACAAATGGATTCCGGAAGAACTAAAAGAAGAGTTGGCACCAGAACAGCTTGGAAAACTTGTAGATGCATTTCATGAGTGCTACGGAGCAGGGAAGAACGCATAAGAAAGAGAGGAAAACAAAATGAAGAACTACAAAGAATACGAGAAAAGGTTTATAGGGTCAAGCGATATTGCGGCATTAATACTTGTCGGATGCGATGAAAACGGATTGAAAACAAGCACTCTTGATTTTGGCGAAGATGGAAGCTACATGGCGTACGTCGTTGACGAGGACGCGGAGATAGGTGCACATTATAAAAAAGTTGCTGATTTTAAGCACTGGCTCAAGATTTATGATGATGACGAATTGACATACCGGGTTAATGCACAGGAGATAAATATATATCGCGCTGGAGATTTTGGTTGTATCATACAGACGATTGGCAAACATTAAAAGAAATCGAGTGGGAAAGATTAATCATCTGCCCCACTCATTTTCGTCACTGAGAATATAATTATTTCAATCCGTGCATCCGGGGGAATTGCTCCAGATACCACGCGCAGAGCATCCACTGCACGCGACGCAAAAACATAAATTAAATGTTTTGCTTTTACTAAAAAGACTATTGTTTCAATCCGTGTCCACCGGAATTGCTGGTGGAACCACAGCGGCAAGCATCCATGCCGTGCGACATATCTATACTCTATCATCATATTAGATAAAATGCAAGTAAATATTTTTAAACAAGGACAGCTTTTCCGGCTGTCTTTTCTTTTTGCCATGTCCAAAATCAGCAACGCGCCCGGGCATATCTTACAAAATCTCCGAAAAACCGTAAACGAACTATAAAACTTTTCTTAAATTTTTATAAACAAGGCTAGTTGTATTGAGTCTTTGATAAGCCACAAAATGATAGAATAGTATCAGTTTTTACAAAAAATCGTCTGACAATCGTCTGACATAACACGACACAATCGTCCGACGTCGCTTTTTCAGAACTATGTTCTATTTCTCTTTCTTTTTCTTAATCTTTTAAGTTAATAATAATATACTGTATCTAAGGAATATAGATGTATAGTAAGTGTATATCCGCATATACGCGCGGCGTAAGTATAAATAACCCGGTAAAAATTAAGGCTTGACTTTAAAACCGGAAATAGTGTATACCAAAAGCAGAGAGATAAAACAGAACGGAGGTGTGAAATATATGCAGGATATAGAGAATGTAGATCTTACAAGACTTATAGTAGATCTAGGCACAGTACAGATATACACATCAACTGTGCAAGATTTAATAGACAACGCTTGTATAGAATTTCACATCGAAGATTTACTAAAAGCCGGGCAGAGACAATGGAAAGCTGTTATGCAGTATGTTGGTATGCATTTATTCCCGGATACATCGGTATTAAAAGATAAGAGTTTAAAACCTCTTGGTAATGCAACTATACCGACTAACTGCAATAGATACGATAGAGAGGTATTATATAAACTTTGTGATTATTATATATATATTTCCAATGTTTACAGTAAGTTGGTAAGTACGGTAGCATTTAGTTATTTTTGTAATATACCCACGAACACAATGGATATATGGGCTAGTGATGAACCAAGTTCGCTGACTTTCAAGATGTGGCAAAAATTGCAGCGATCCCGTAAGGATTGTATCCTAGATCGTGCATATGATTCCAATAGCCCTGTAGGCACCATGTTCGTGGGAAATAATGAATTCGGCATGAATCAGCCCGGCATTGGCGATAATGCCACGCAACGCAAGGCAATCACAGCGCAGGAGCTGCCAAGATTGGACGAGAAAAAGAGCCAAGAATTGCACGCAATTGATACACAATTCACGGATGCAGTAGCAAATAATACGGTTTAAATTGTGCGTGGTTATTCTACAATTTACAAATGCAGTAATACCAACGGTTGTAGCGTTTCAACTGTTCGTGAACTATTCGGAAAAGTTAGGTTTTGCGAATAGTTGCAAAGGTATGATTGGAATTGTATTAAAACAATTTGATTTTCACACAATGACAACAAAACGAAACGGAAAATATTTTATGTTTCCATGTTTGCAAGAAAAGGATGGGGAGGGGGTCTGACAGAAAGACCACCGGGCGACTACTAAGTCCCTCAAATTCCTACAAAAATAAAAAGCCTTATTCAACCAAAGGAGCATACATGAATCCTCTGAAAATTACTGAACCAATAAATTCTACAGACTCAGAAGAATTTCAAGAAGAGGTAAATAGAATGATAAAGTCTCTATCCGAGTCTTACGAGATAGTAGACATTAAATATTCTACACACGTATTCAATGGCTGGAAGAAAGGTTATAGTGCAATAGTGCTTTACCGATAGCAATAAAAAGCCACTTACAACACCCATTGACTTTCACCGTAAATAGGCTATAATAAATTTATAACAATTCACTTTCACGTTGCGATTCGCAACTAAATTTCCCAAAAAAATTTTAAAAACAAAAAGAGTGTTTCGGACAGGAGAATGATATATGACCGGAAATGAGTATCAGTCGTTAGCCATGCGGACAAATGATCGCAAGGCGACAGAAAGAATTTCGGATAAACTTGATTTGCTTAAATTTTGCAAAAAGAACAATATCGCATCTGTGCAAGATTATGACCTTGGTGGAATCTTCAATGCTTGCCTTGGACTATCCGGTGAAGTTGGAGAATTTAACGACATAATTAAAAAATGGATTTTCCACGAGAAACAGCTTGATATTGAACACGCAAAGAAAGAAGCAGGCGATATTTGTTGGTATCTTGCAATGCTTTGCCAATCCTTCGGCTGGAGCCTTGATGAAATCACGCAAATGAACATAGACAAGCTTAAGGCGCGTTACCCGGAAGGGTTTGACATTGAAAGAGCAAACCACAGAGCAGAAGGTGATGTGTAATGACAGAGTGTAAAGAATGTTGTGCACTTGCGAATACAGCACATACGACAAAACAAACGGTTACGTTTGCGTGAATAACGAAAGCGATTATGTTGCTGATTTCGTTGAATATGACCATTCATGCGATTTCTGGGAACAGAAACAGGGGAAACAGAAATGAATGAAACATTGATGAAAACTGAGTATTCCACAGCTTTTGATGAAAAGCGCAAAGGTTTGATTGAACAGTCGTATTACAAATACGGACCGGCACGAATGAACTTTGCAAGAGGAAATGTGGATGCAATCGGTTGTTTGAAAAAGAACCTTGTCAAGTTTGAAGAGACTGGAAACCTTGAATACTTGTGTGACGTTGCAAACTATGCCATGTTCCGGTTTATGTTTCCACAGCAGGGCGAGCATTTCGAACATACGGACTCTGATTCATCTGCCGGGATCTTCGGTATGAGCGTAAATGAAATGGAACGATTCAAACAGGAACACAGCTTTGAGGATGGGAGATATTGATATGGCTTTGAAAGTTATTGCAACAGCGGCAGATGCCCTCGTAATGCTGGGACTTATGGGAGGACAGGTAAAACAAAAAGACAATTCAAACGCAATGGGATATTTGCTTTCATACGCGATCTTTGCAATGAATATTATGGTCATTTGGAAATGATGGGCTATCGCCAAACGGTAAGGCACAGGATTTTGATTCCCGCATTCCGGGTTCGAATCCCGGTAGTCTAATTGGTTGCATGTTGACGTTTCATGTAGCCACGTATGTTTTCCATACGTACTTGAACCCTTGGCTGAGAGTTTCAGGCATTGGGTTCCTCCTTTCGCCACTAGGACGATTCTGTTAAGGACGGTGCGAGACCGTCCGGTGGTATTCTATCATGCATCTATCCCACGGTGCATGAGCCATGAAATTAGGTGGTAGCGGAATAGGTAGACGCGCAGATGGAAGAGACAGGACAAAGATTAAAAACTCATGGTTGAAGTCCTATGGGTTCGATTCCCTCCAATGTGAACAGTGCACGGTTTATGTGAGGTGCAAATCCTCACCCACCTATTCGGTCAAATTATGCTGCTTGCTTGCAGGCGGTCTATGATTTAGCTGTATCAGCATTTTGTATGTCTAGTGCAACGCATGGCACGAAAAACATTATTGCTAACCGTCTTGTGGCGGTTTCGGAACGTATCTTAATTGGTAAAAGTGGCGTGTACACGGAAAACAACAATGAGAGCCGGATTGAAGGTTCGAATCCTTCCGTTCCGATGGTGCCGAGCTGATCTGATACTGTATGCGTAGCGCGGTCGCGTACAGAGATATGGAGTGAGGTGTCCGCGCATTCCGGGGAGGCGGCAACGATTGGCGGTGTTGCGGCTGACTGTAAATCAGTTCCCAAGTGGTAAACATTGGAGGTTCAATTCCTCTCTTCCCCATGAGCGAAAACATCCATTTAGTCCCGCGTAACCGGTTTGCGGAATTATCCTAGGTTATTTGGATGCGAGTAGCAAAGACTTAAATTGCGTCACAGCCGGCGTGGATTGGCGTCACAGCCGGCCACGTGTCTTTGATCGGTTAGTCAAGCGGCCAAGACACCGCCCTTTCACGGTGGTAACACGAGTTCGAATCTCGTACCGATCATTAGCAGGATAGAGAAGTGGCAATCTTGCAAGGTTCATACCCTTGAGACCGGTGGTTCGAATCCGCCTCCTGCAATTTTAATGGCTTGTAGTTCAGTGGTAGAACGCCTGACTGTTAATCAGGATGTCGTGGGTTCGATCCCCACCTTGCCAGTTAATTATCGGTTCAAGTAGGCGACAAGGCTTGGTTAAATGGGCGGTACAGAAAATGCGCTGCTAGTCCTGCCGATAATTATTGGGATTTAATTCAGTGGCAGAAGACACGGCTTATATCCGGGTTGTCGCGGGTTCGATTCCTGCAATCCCAACGAGAGGTCTTACGTATTCTTTAACAGGAGTATGCGAAGTGGTTATAAAAGAAACGCACAACAAACAGGCTGTGAGTAGGAAGTACAACAAAAGCAGTTCAGACAGGACAACTCGAAAACATCCCTATGCGTTTGGTAGCCTTTGAGCGAGTGCATCTTGTCAATTCGGCAGTGTTCCCATAATGGTATTGGAACGGCTTGCTAAGCCGCCGGGCGTTTATTCGCCTTGTAGGTTCGAGTCCTACACACTGCGCTAACTTACGACAATAAACCTAGGAAAAGGTTTGCCGTAAGCGGTAGAAAGTTGGTGGAATGATGAAACCATTAGAAGAAATATTTTTTAGAGCTTGCGTGAATGAACAGAAAAGGAAATTGCGTTCGAGCGACCGTGAATTGAGCGTAAGAACTATTGGAAATATTTTTGAAAGGCTTGGATTCTCATATAAGCAGTTAATGTATTATGTCAGAAAGTGGTCAGATAAAGGATTTTATGATTACGGAGTGACACTTGACTTGGGATGGTTTGAATTTGACAAGCTGACCGGAGAATATAAACAGATTTATGATTCTATGACAAGTACGGACGGATGGAAAGATGGGGAGTTGGCAAATTATATTGTCAGAAATTCTTTTAAGCGAGATAGAATAACACCACTTGATATTCTATATATGTACGGATTGGTTTGAAAGGTGGTGGAATATGTGTGATCACTGTGGCAATGAATCGAAACAAATAATTGATGACAGAGAGAAGGATTCTATTTTGTACATTTCCGATTCAGAAAAAGAAATGAGAATTTTTCTTGAATATCTCAAAGAGAAAATGGACAACAACGGAAAAGAATGTTTCTTAGATAGAGAACATGATATTTTAAAAACAGAAAATTACAATGTTGTCTGTAAAAGTATTCATGGTACTCTACTTGGAGTCGGATATGGGTATTGTCTACATTACTGTTTTTCGAGAAATTTTGATAAGAGTAAGTGCAACGATATGGAAAAATGCTCGACGGAAGAAATTCTTGCGCACACAAGAGAGGGTGCAAAAGAAATATCGGAACTTGATATTTTATGCATGCTAGGGTTAGTTTGAAAGTTGGTGAAATGATGAAGCAGGAAAAAGAAATTTTATGCACATGTATTAATCATGAAAATTGTCCATTAGACCCGGCTAGTTGCGGATGTTCAATAGAAACTACGACTTTTGAAGATGCTTGTATAGGTAAAAGAACATTCATTCCGGGAATCGAATGTGATAAGTGAGGGATTTTATATGAAACATCAAAAAGAATGGCGCACTTGCGACAGGTGCGGTGCAGAAATTAAAAAAGGAATACTTTGCGGAAATTCCATTACAAGGAATGGCACTTTAAATACCACATACGACTTGTGCTATAAGTGTATGGAAGATTTTGAGGAGTTTATGAGAAATGACTGTTAATATGGGAACCAAAACCTATGAAATGAGCCGCAAGCAAGCAAAAGCTATCCTTGGAACGGCTAAGAAACTTGCAAATTGCAACATATACGGCATTGAAAAAGGCAATGTGGTGATTATACTGAATGAAAAGTATGAGGACGATATGAGCCTTAAAAAAGCCGTAGAAGAGTATAAGAAGAAAGGGTTCAAGGTGCATTGGAAATGAAGAAAACACGTTCAAAAATCATAATCAAAACAAGAGCTGGCGGTTACACAAAGATTTATGCCAACGGAAAATGGCAAAAGGGAGTGTATAATCTTGATTTCCATGCTGATTGCAAGCCATTGAGATACCCAAGTGTAAAAGTTTCTTGCGAATTTGACAAGAATAAGACTGATAAAAACGGTTCGGTTATTTACGACCCGGAAAAAGAAGAAATTATAAAAGAACACGTAGTTGCAAGAATTTATGGGCGAGATTATGGAATTTCAATACAGAAAAATGGTACAGGAGATAGCTGACATGGCATTGGACAATGCCACAATCAACAATATTCCGTTTCGTGAATGGATTTATAATGTAAATAATGCTTATGCAAATAAAAAATGCAATCTGACTTCTTGTCGATACAATGCAGATGGCAAGTGTACTAATGATGAGAAGAGAAAAGAGTGTATTGAGGTTTGCGAAAAAGTGCTATGTATGAATTGAAAGGAGATTTTATGAAGAAGAAAATTTTAGCAATTGCATTAGGATTGACATTGTGCTTTGGAATGACCGGATGCGCATCGTGGGACAGATTTGTGGTAGACATGAAAAGCGATGCAAATGGCGGTATGCAGAGAACCATTACTGTATACACAGCAGATGGTAAAGAACTTGCAACATATAAAGGCAAGATTGACCTTAGCACAAACGATGGTGGATATGTTAAGTTTGATTTTAACGGCAAGAGATATATCTATTACAATTGCTTTGTAGAAAGCATTGCGGATATAAAATAAATAACAATTCAGACGGAGAAAATAGTCTTTAAATAATTTCCAAAACACTAAGAGGTGCGTACAATATTGGTGTGCTAAGAATAGCTTTTACTACTGACTACGCATATTACCGGCTAACAAATGGAGTTAGTCGCTAACCTAGAAAAATTATAGGCAGAGGTCAAGGCACTTCTGCTTTTTGCGGAGGTGCTTTTTATTTGGCTTCAAAGCAGTTAATCAATGCAGTAAATGGATATGAAAATTACATACAGAGAAAAGGCGTTGATGAACAGGTAATAGATGCCCTTTTAAAAGCGTGCAATGTGGCGATTCGGACGGAAAAAGACGTTGACTATGGATTGACTATAACCGAAAGAACAAAGGCTTTAATCAACGAATATACGCAGAAAAACGCGGGTGGTAGCATATGGGAGCTTGAACGATATGCACAGGATCACGACATTAAAGGTGGATATAAACTTGTAGATCAGTTCTATGAAGTCTTGCGGTTAGAGAGTTTCTATCGCTTTGAGAGTTTTATTTACTTCATGGAACGCAAAAGAAATTGGAGCAAACGGTTTTATTATCCGCGCCGCAAGACGCTGAATATAGTTGCTCACGATCTCGAAGATTTGGAAAACCGGAAAATCAAATTTTACGGATTGTCAATGCCATCGCGTGTCGGTAAATCGACTATCTGTATTTTCTTTCTTGCGTGGGTAGCTTTGCGCAGACCAAACAGCCATAGTGCTATGGGCGGTCACTCCGGTATTTTGGCAAAAGGTTTTTACAAGGAATTGATGAATCTTTTTACCACGGAAGAATATACGTTTGCGGAGCTTTTTGCTTATTGGCATCCAGAATACGCAAACACAACACTTCCGACAGACAAGAGCGCGGACGAATTTACGATTACGCTTGGAGATCCGGACAGATTTGCAACCGTAACGTGCCGTGGTATTGACGGAACGTGGACAGGAGCAGTCGATGTTTCAAAAGACGGATATTTGTATGTCGATGACTTGGTTCGTGATCGTGAGCACTCATTAAGTCCTACTCGAATGGAAAACACATACCAAGAGTACCTAAACAAGATGGTTGACCGTAAAAATGACGGTGCAAGGGAATTGATGGTTGGTACCCTTTGGAATGTTTTAGATCCATTGGAGCGAATGAGAAAGCAATATGAGCATGATCCACAATACCGATTTCGCAAGATCCCGGCACTTAATGAAAATGACGAAAGCAATTTTGCGTATGAAATCAACGGATTTTCCACGGAATACTATCGGGATATGCGCGATAAGCTTGACAATGCCGAATGGATGGCTAAGTTTATGCAGCAACCATATGTCCGCGAGGGATTGCTTTATACCGATTTAAGATTATTTAACGGAATACTTCCGGATGGAGATTTTCGGCGCATCGGAGTTGTGGATGTCGCCTGGGGCGGCGGCGATAGCTTGTCAATGCCGATAGGGGCAGAATATGAAAACGGTGATGTCTATATTTACGATTGGGTATTTAACAAAGGTACGAAAGAGGTAACAATCCCTCTTGTTGTTGGACGAATTATCGGGAATGAGATTCGACAGACAAGATTCGAGGGGAATACCGGAGGAGATCTGTATTGCCAATATGTAGATGAAAAGTTGCAGGCACAGGACTATAAATGTTCATGTACAAGCAGAAAAGCACCGAATAAGGTTGAAAAGTTATCGAAGATCATAGCGTATTCCGGTGATGTTAAGAGAAAATTTATTTTTCTTGATACGCACCGACCGACACAGGAACAAATGAAGAAAGATTCAGATCTTGGAGTAACGAGATATTACAGAAATGACGAATATCAAGCGGCTATGGACGAATTGCAGATGTTTGTAAGTATTGGAGGTAATGAACATGACGATGCAGCGGACGGTTTAACTCAGCTTGAAATGTTTATAGAAAACCCAAACAATACCGCAAAGGTAGAAGCGGCAGTAAACCCATTCAGGAGGTATTAGGATATGACAACAGACAAATATCTTTCACAGATAAGCAGAATTGACCATGCGATTGCAAATAAGCTGGAAGAAATCAAAAGGCTATCCGATATGGCAACTTCCATATCCATATCTCCGAAAGAGGTGGATGTGCAATCATCCGGCAATCCTGACAAAATGGGGAGTGCGGTATCAAAGATTGTTGATCTGCAGAATGAAATCCAGACACTTGTAGATGAATTGGTTGATAAAAGACGGATTATCATATCGCAAATTGACAGTATGGATAATACAGATGTATATATCGTGCTTTCATCACACTATGTCAATGGAAAAGATTGGAACCTGATTTCTGTTGAGATGAAATACTCCTACAGAAACATTATGAAACTTAGGAAAAGAGCATTGCAGGAGTTTGAAAGACGTTATGGAGAGCTTTATTCTGAAAAGAGTGCATAAAAGTGCACAATAGTTCACACTCTTTCACAACATTTCCCAAAACTTGCATGGTATACTAAAAGAGTAGAAAAACAAAATCCTACAACCCCAAAAGCATATAACCCGTAAAAGGCACTGTCAGAAATGGCGGTGTTTTTTATTTACAAGAAAGAGACTTCTATGGAAAAAGTAACTATATATTGCCCGGATTGCGGAAGAATTGCCGGACATTACGATGGGAGATCTACGATAGATCATCCTTGTAAATGTAAAAAATGCAATCATATTGTGATTTATCGCGTGGCAACAGGCAAAATTGAAACAAAGCCAATACCAAAACGCGCTTGCAGTAGTGGAGTTTTATTTATATGAATACACAGTATTTTCACGACCTTGTAAAAGGCAGATACGGAAGAAAAATTGCATATGCTAACGTAGAACAGATTACGGCAGACAATATCGTAAATGTTGTCGGAAACTGCATTGGTGCATTTTATTTCAACAAGACAGTCATCCGTTATCTGTGGAACTATTACAAGGGCGATCAGCCTGTATTGTACCGAACAAAGGTACAGAATGCGGATATAACCAATAAGGTGCCTGAAAACCATGCCTATGAGATTGTTCAATTCAAGGTTGGTCAGACTTACGGTGAGCCAATCCAGCTTATCAGCAGGAAAGATGATGACCGGATAAATAATGCGGTTGATGAATTTAACGATTATCTGACTGATGCTAATAAGCAGGAAAAGGACATTAAGGCAGGGGAATGGCAATCGGCAACCGGAACGTCATTTAAGGCGGTGCAGATTACAAAAAATGGAGATATTCCATTCAGAATTGTTGCACCGACACCGTTAAACACATTCGTTATCTACAATCAATCTACAGAAGAACCGGTTCTTGCAGTCCAAGAACTTAAGGATGCGGAAGGGCGGCTATACAAACTTTGCTACACAGATTCATACGAGTGCAAAATTGTAGATGGAGAGGCACGAGATTGGAAATTACATGGCTTTGGTGGAATCCCAATTGTTGAGTTTCCGAACAACCATGAGCGCATTTCTGATATTGAGCTTGTGATCGGACTATTGGATGCAATCAATACGATGCAGTCAAACCGAATGGATGGTGTTGAGCAGTTTGTTCAGTTTTGGATAAAGTTTGTAAATTGCGACATTGACCCGGAAACCTTTGAAAAAATGAAGATTTCCCATGCGCTGACGGTAAAATCCAATAATGAGCAGAATAAATCAGATGTTGACATTATGACACAAGAGTTGAATCAGACAGAGTGCCAAGTCGCAAAGGATGATCTGTGGGATAATGCACAGTCCATTCTTGCCATACCGAATAAGAACAACAATAATTCCGGTGGAGATACACAGGGAGCGGTTGAGCTTAGAAACGGATGGGATTTCTCAAAGTCGAGAGCCAAACTGAAAGACCCAATTGTAAAGTCGGCTGAAAAAAGACTTGCGAAAGTTGCTCTGAATGTGATCCGCATACAGGATCACGATTTGGGATTGAGTTTGCGCGATTTTGATGTACAGATCAATCATAGTCCACAAGACAATATGTATACCAAGTCACAGACACTATATCAACTCTTACAAGCTGGTATTCATCCGCTTGTGGCAATTAAATCTGTCGGACTTTGGGGAGATGCAGAAAAGACATTCCTGTTGTCAAAGCCATACTTAGATAATCTATGGAAAACCATTGATGATGTAGAAGCACAGGAACAGAAAGCACAAGAATTGATAAATAAAATGAATACAGATGGCACACAGAGCCAGACAAACAAAGATAAAACGGTCACCGAGTAATTGGTGGCTGTTTTTATTTTATAAAAATTCGCAAAGTTGTGAGCGTAAAAATCAACAATGTCGTTCGGTGTCGTTGCACCGTATAAAAATTCGTATGACATATCGGAGGTAATGAATGAAGAGAGAAGATCTGATTGCTATGGGATTAAGCGAGGAAAACGCAGACAAGATCATGGCAGATTACGGAAGTTCCGTACAGAGAGCCAAAGCAAAGGTTGACGAGTACAAGACAAAGGCTGACAAAGCTGAAGAGTTGCAGAAGCAGCTCGATGATATCGAACAGGGAAAGCTCACGGAAGTCGAGCAGGCAAATAAGAACCTCGAAAAAGCCAATGCGAGAATCGCGGAACTTGAAAAAGCGCAGGCAATAGCCACGCAGAGAGCCAATGCTGCATCTAAATTTAATGTTACCGCAGAACAGGCAGCACAGATTGTAAAAGACGATGGCAGCTTTGATTATGACGTTCTTGGAAAGATTATCTCTGAAAAAGAGACCGCCGCAGCACAAGCCAAGGAGCAGGAGATTGCAAAAGGCAGTACGAATCCGGGCGGTGGCACGGCTGGCGGAAATAAAGACAACGAAAAGACAGCGGATGTCGAGAATGCTGAAAAGATTACTTTTGGAAGCAATTCAGCTACCGCAGAAGAAAAAAATCATTATGTAATTTAGGAGGTAAAAATCATGGGTAAGCCTATTGAAAGAGATTTTACTCAAGAACTTGGTATTTTAAAACATTTCCCTTATTTGGGAGCCGCTTGTATTGTTCCGCAGACAATGGTAACAAGCGCAGACGCAAACGGAAGAAAGATCGTAAAAGGTGGAACGCCATTCCCATCCAACGATGAAAGCTGTGTCGGTTATCTGCTTAATGATGTTGACGTAACGATGGGGGATGCACCGGGAACTTACGTTTACGCGGGCGATATCGACAATGCGAAACTTGCAAAGAACGGAGTAACTGTTGAGGAAACGGCAAAAGCCAAAACCCCAAGAGTTACTTTTTTTGATTAAAGAAAGAGGTGTAAATTATGGCATTACCATTAGCAGAAGCATTTACCGCAAGAAGTCTCGGTGTAATGTGGAATAACTATGAAAAGACTTTAGGTTCTCAACCTTATCTCGGCAGACAGAAGTTTGGTACAAGAAAGCAGGAGAGCCTTGACCTTAGATTTATTAAGGGGAAGAGCGGACTTCCGGTTTCACTGAAAGCATCTAACTTTGATGCACAGGCAGAGTTAAGAGATGTTGGCGGCTTCTCTGATATCCAAAACGAGATGCCTTTCTATCGTGAGTCCTACATGGTAACAGAGAGAGAGGAGCAGGAGTACGACAACTACAGAAACGCAGAGAACTCATCTCTTGCAAATGATGTACTTCGTGAAATTAGCAAAAAGCCAATGATGCTAATTGAAGGTGCAAGAGTTGTACCGGAGAGACAGATTTGGAGCTTACTTGCACCGGCTGACGGTGTACCAAAGATTGATGTTAATATTGGAAATAAAAAGTACACAGTCGAGTACACTTCTGACGGCGGCGTAGCACACAAGAAAGATCACTTTGTTGAGATTTCCGGTGAAACCGATAAGTGGAATGTTCCGGCAACAGCAACACCACTCGATGATCTTATCGAGACAAGACGTAACTTTGCCAAGAAAACCGGATATTCTCTGACAAGATTCAGCATGAATACAGAGACATGGGAAATGGTTCTCAACGCAGAGGACACAAAGAAACAGGTTCTCGGCATTACTGCATATACAGGTGGTATTCGTTTACAGCAGTCGCAGGTAACTGAATATCTGCGCGGCTACGGAATCGAGATTGAGGTATATGACAAACTGTACGTTGACCCGGCTGACGGTCAGACAAAATACTTTATTCCAACCGGAATCGTGTCTTGTCAGTGCGCCGGAGTATACCTTGGTGACTATGTATTCGGAAAGACACCGGAAGAAAGAAGCGGAAGCCTTACAGACGGAAACCTTTCTATCGTAGAAACCGGAATTGCGGTTTACACATATGCCACAAACCATCCTATCAATACTCACTGTGTAGTATCAATGATTGGACTTCCAACATTCGAGGGAATGGACAGCGTTGTCGTAATGAAGGTTATGTAGGAGGTGATCCAGCGTGGTAGCAACACACACAACTAAATGTGGTGGAAAATGGTACAAGGCAGGAGATAAAATGCCGGAGAGTAATTCTCCGGTATCTTCCGTTGGATTCACCAAGACCGAAATTAACAGAATGAGTACCGCAGACTTGCAGAAACTTGCCACAGAGCAGGGAATTGAAAACGCGCAAGCGACAAGCGGTGCGGAACTGAAAGAAATTCTGATTGCAAAATTTAATCTGTAGGAGGTTAGTTTCATGGAATTAAAAGATACAGTTGAAATGATGAATAGTTCCGATTATAAGGAGCGTTTTAGAGCGGAATATCAGCAGGTTGTTATTCGCTATCAGAAATTAAAGGCTATGCTTGAAAAATGGGATGCAGGAGAACTCAAATTTGAGCCTACATGCCCTAGAAGCACTTATAATATGCAGATTAAGGCAATGACTGACTATATTGCAGTTCTTGAAGCAAGAGCAGTTATGGAAAGTGTAGAGTTGTAGGAGGAAATGCTTTATGTCATACACACTTGTCGAACAAGTAAAGGTTCGCCTGAAACAATTTCATATTGAAGAAGTAGAGGATGGGAGCACCGGAGAAAAATCAGACAATGTTGTGTTTGATGATAAAGAAGATAACCCTTTGATTGAACAGCTTTTAGAACAGGCAAGGAATGAAATTATCAGCAGACGGAACTACCCGAACACATACACGCAAGACCAGATTGACGGTGATGTTAAAAATTATGAAAACGTTATGGTTAATTTGGCAGTTTATGACCGTTCACAGGCAGGGGAGGCTTACATGGCAAGCTATTCTGAAAACGGCGTGAGCCGGACATGGAAAGACCGTGAAAGCCTTTTTGCCGGAGTATTCCCATTTGTGAAAGCTATGTAATTAAAGAAGATTGAGCGTGACCATATTGCCGGTGTCGGTAAAATGGTTGCAGGCGGCGCACATTAAGCGGTGGTGGGCGGTGCGTCAAAAAAAGGAGATTCAAATGAAAAGTATCTTGATTCAAACTTATCTTGTGGCACTTCCGATAGTGCTTGGATATATAGTTTGGCTTCTTAAACAACAAAAGAAAAGCAGGGATGCAAATAGCAAGGGGACAATGCTTCTTTTGCGCGTCCAACTGATTGAATACCATGCAAAATACACCAAACTCGGAGAAATACCGTCATATGCCTATCAGAACTTCTGTGAGATGTATGATGCGTACCATGCGTTAGGTGGAAACGGCATGATAACGAAAATGAAACATGAGATTGAAGAAATCCATATAGGAAAAGGAGATAAAAGCCATGAGGAATTGGAAAGATTGGACTAAGAAAGCCGGAATCCGAGCAATCAAGACTGTTGCGCAGGCGGCGGTTGCCGGAATTGGAACGGCGGCATTTATGGGCGCTGTGGATTGGAAATATGTTCTTTCTGCATCAGTACTTGCCGGAGTGTTATCGCTTCTGACAAGTGTTGCCGGAATCCCGGAGGAAAATACCAATGCTTGACATTAACAAGCAAAAAATGAAGTATTCGCAATCCGGTCAGAGGGTATTTATTCCACAAACTGACGAAAATGGAGATATTGTCTATGAAGGGTACAAGGATTCCGATGGGAACTTTGTACCTTATTTAGATTCCGAAGGCAACAAGATTCCAAAAGGCGAGGAAGTTGAAGGGTTTTCAGAACCTACGACATTCCAAGCAAATATCAGCAATAAGCTGTCAGAAGCCCTTGTGAAAGAGTTTGGAATTGATGATAGTACATCATATTGCCAGCTTGTTACGGATAAGGGATATTTGCCATTAAAAGCCGGGGATGCGGTGTGGAAACGTTCGGAAGTCGGACACACCGATGATGGACTTGTGGATTCAGAAACCGCAGACTACATCGTAAAAGGAGTTGCTGATGAAGGACTGACCACGGATTTGTTTCTTCTTCGGAAGAATATTAAGTAGGTGATCGCATGGCAAAGAAAACTATTTCAATGACACTATCCACTAAGTCCATACAAGCCGCCATAAAGGAATTAGAACAGTACCGCGATAGTTTACAGGCTAAATGCGATTTACTTGTTTCTAGGCTTGCACAGATAGGTCAGACGGTGGCAATACAACACATATCGGAATCTCCAATAGGGAACACGATAACGGTAAGGGTAGATAAAGCACCACAGTTAACGACCTCGAACGCGATTCTGATTGCAACAGGAAAAACGGTAACGTCAGAAGATAGAGAGCCGTTCTATACTTTGTTGGCAGTAGAGTTTGGAGCCGGAATTTTTTACAATTCCACAGAGAATCCAAAAGCACCAGAACTCGGATTCGGTGTCGGCACATATCCGGGGCAAATACACGCTTTTGAAGATGGTTGGTACTATTGGGATGATAAGACCGAAACATGGCGTTATACACACGGTATCAAAGCCACAATGCCTATGTACAATGCGGAACAACAGATTATTCAACAGTATGTAAAGATTGCAAGGGAGGTATTCGGTGGAAAATGAGTTAAACAGTTGGGCACTTGATTTTGAAGATACCTTATACTCCTTATTAAAATCTTACATGAGCGGGAAAGTTAAAGGAATCAAGGTGACACAAGATGAAGAATCAAGTGGAACTCCTACATTTCCAACACTACTTGTCCGACAGATTGGCGCAGTTGAACAGGGAAGGACTAATGAGGCAAAAACAATCAATGCAATTCGCCCAACATTTCAGATTACAATTTCAAATAAAGGCTCAAGAGAAAAAACAAAGGACATCGCAGGATATGCGGTGTCTTTTTTTAAGCAACAAAGTTTTGAAGTATCAAATGTAATCTCAACAATTTCCAAGCAAGTGAGAACGATTACATTCCGTGCCACTCGCGTAATTGGAAACGTTGAGCATTTAGATCAGCTATAAGCAGAAAGGAAGTAGAAAATATGGCATCAACAAGTTATAAAACTCGTGTCATTGTAAAAGAGCACACGGAAAAACAAGCTGACTTTGCAGGAACATATAATCTTTTGGTTGCGGCTAAATCAGTTCCAAGCCCTGCATCACCACCAAACACTGTTGAATCAACCACAATGGAAGATGATCAGCAGACTTTTGAAAAAGGTATTAAGACTTCTGATTCAAGAGAAATCACAGGAAACCTTGAAAAAGAATATCTTTCAAAGGTGGATGGATATGGAGATAAAAAACTTGATATTATCCATCTGTACGGAACGGACGGTATTGGCGGTGTAGCGAAGTACGCATATGTAGGAACTGCAACAGCCACACCTAACGATGTAGGTGGAAACGATGAAATCCTTGAAATGACGGTAACAGTTATTCCAAGTACAGCATCAGAGCTTGTTACAGATAAGCTGACTGTCGTTGATAATAACGATGGAACATTCACTGTAACAGTGGTGGGGTAAAAAGCCTATCGGACGAGCAATCGACCGCACCGGTAGGCGAGGATGAACGGTCGATCGCAGAACTTGAAGCAATGAGATAAGCAACAATGGGGCGGTGGCAACACTGCCCCTTGCCAATATAGGGCAGAAAGGCAAGGTAAAACATGAAAGTAAAGTTAGGAAATAGCGAATATTCAATCAAATTTGGTTTTAAGCCAACATTAAAGTCACATCTTATCAAAGATGTATCAGAGTCGGTAAGTGAGCAGGACGGAAGTTTAGAATCCGTAGAGAAACTGTTACTTGAAACACTTCCTAAGATGCTTCTTGTAGGACTGCAAGTAAACCATAAGGACGAGTTTGGATATGACTACGATACAAACGAGAAATACGATGAGCAGTTTAATAAGGTGCTTAATCTGCTTTCTGAAAAGATTGACGATGGTGAGATTGACTGTATTGAGTTGTTCAACGAATTAGAGAATGAGTTGGAGTCAAACAGTTTTTTAGCGAAAATGATGGAGACGGAGAAGAAAAATCGGACTCCGGCAAAGAAAACTCCATCCAAAACAACAGCCAAGAATTAACATGGGAATATTACGTTGAGGAAATCCGTCCATTTTACCTTATGGTAACGAAAGGATATGGATTTTCCGTTGACGATATAGATATGATGAATCCCGCTATGCTCAAGCCTTATGTGGATGCGTATAGGGCAGAATGGAAGCAACGCGATATGGAAATGTATATGTGGTTTGGCAGATATGCAACGTCAGCACTTGTGACCGCAATAGATGCTACATTCGGTAAGGGTAATAGTAAGTACGTGAAAGAAACTTGCTATGATTCCATCGAAAAGCATAATACGGACGATCCCGATGCTGAGATACGAGAAATGCTTAAGGCGGAAGAAGCATGGGCGGCTGAATCAAGGAAATCACATTTGCCAAAGCCAAAGATAGTTTAAGAAAAGAGGTATTGCTATGGCAGTAATTATCGGAAGTGCTAGGCACGATGAACACGGAAACTGCTATTCTGGTGGAAAAGCCGGAGACCAGACCGGACAGGAAGTGTCTACGCAGAAGTTTTACAACCATTCTAAGGGATGGTACGTGCTAAGGGCGAAGGACGATAGGGTTGCGGAGAAGTTAGCCGAAGCTATGCAGATTGCATCTGACAACAAAAATATCGGCTATGACCAATCGGAACGCTACGGAGTCATTAAACATGGCATTAACACAAAGGTCAAGACGGAATGCGATTGTTCGTCCCTTGTACGTGCTTGTATTATCTATGCATCCGGCAAGGATGTGGGAGATTTCAATACATCCAATGAACGACCGGTAATTTTGAAATCCGGTTTGTTTGATGATATGGGTTCTTATCATGCCGGGTTTGTTCTTCACAACGGAGATATTCTTGTGACACGCATAAAAGGGCACACAGTTATTGTTGTAAAAGGCGCAAAGAAATGCAAAGCCAAGTATTATCCGAAGTATAAGGGAAACTCAAACTCAATCGTTGAAGCATTAAAAGCGGTTGGGGAAGATGATGTGTCGAAAGAACATCGTGCGGAAATCGCAAAAAAGAACGGATTTTCCAATTTTAAGTTTACATCAGAGGAAAATTCAAAAATGCTTTCTCTTCTGAAAAAGGGAAAACTGAAAAAGTAATTCAAGGGCGGCAGGGGTCAAATCCTACCGTCTTTTTCTTATGTAGAAAGTTGGTGGATAAATGGAATTAGAGTCTCTTGAAATAAAAATCCAAGCACAGGCACAGCAGGCAAGCGGTCAGATAGACGCGCTTGTGACAAGACTTGGGCGATTATCTTCCGCGCTTTCTGGACTTAGTACCGGAAATCTGAATAGTCTTTCCACAGGAGTAAACAGACTTGCAGGGGCAATGACGGCAATGCGTGGAATTGACACACGGACTTTTTCTGCGGTTGCAAGAAATGTAAGCAAATTAGGCTCTATCAACAGCAGACAGATTAATGCAGCGGCTGGTTCTATGCGTCAGATTTCCAATGCATTAAAAGGGATTTCTGGAATGTCAGCATCTGTTAAGGGTCTGACCGACCTTGCATCTGCAATCAAACAGCTTGGCTACCAGAGTTCCACCAAGGCGATTGAAAATATTCCGCAACTTGCCACGGCAATGCGTCAGCTTATGTCCGAACTGTCGAAAGCCCCTAGTGTAAGCCGGAATATTATTGACATGACAAATGCATTGGCAAAATTATCACGTACCGGTGGAGCGGCAGGAACAGCGGCAAAAAGCATCACAAGCTCATTTAGTGGATTTAGTTCCAGTGCTTCTGCGGTTACCAAGAAGTCATTTTCTCTTGCGTCTGCAATCGGAAAAGTGTATGCAACATATTGGGCTTTATTCCGTGGATTTAGGCTACTTGGAGATGCCATTGACATATCATCCTCACTGACAGAGGTTGAGAACGTTGTAAGGCAGACATTCGGGCAGTATGAAAGCCTAATTAACAATTTCGCAAAAACATCAATTGAAAAATTCGGTATGTCCGAGTTATCCGCGAAACAGTTCGCAAGCCGTTTCCAAGCAATGGGAACCGCCCTTGATATTCCGCAAGGGCAGATGGCAAAAATGTCTATCCGGTTGACAGAATTAGCCGGAGATATGGCTTCATTCTATGATGTGAGCCAAGAAGATATTGCCAAGAGTCTGCAATCTGTATTTTCCGGTACTACGGCACCTATGCGGCGTTATGGTATCGACTTGACACAGGCAACATTAAAGGAATGGGCGTTAAAGCAAGGACTTGATGCGAACATTTCTTCAATGACGCAGGCTGAAAAAGCCATGTTACGTTATCAGTATGTGCTTGCGCATACAACCAATATCACCGGTGACTTTGCACGTACAGCAGATACGTGGCATAACCAAATAACCATACTTAAAGAGAACTTCAAAGCACTTGGAGCGGTTGTTGGTAGTGGTTTAATCAATGCATTTAAGCCGTTTATCAAGGTGCTTAATGCAGTTCTGCAGAAGGTTATTTCCTTTGCGGAAATGGTAACAAATGCTTTAGGTTCTATCTTCGGATGGAAATATGAAGCAAGCAAAGGAGCAGGAATCAGCGGTCTTGCTGATGATATTGGAAGTGCGTCTGATGGTATGGATGACCTTGCCGGTTCTTCCGGTGATGCCGCAAAAAATACCGGAAACGCCGCAAAGAAAGCTAAAGATCTTAAAGATAATGTCAACAAGGCAGTTCGTGCGTTTGATGAATTAAAGACCATATCACTTCCAGATAAGAAATCAAATTCCGGTTCCGGTTCTGGAAACAAAGGCTCCGGTTCTGGCTCTGGTGATGGTGGCGGCGGCGATACCGGGAAATTGGTTAAGACCGACACTATTTACAAGGATTTCGTAAGTAATATCAAAGACCTTGAAGGACTTGGAATTGAAATAAGAAAAGCCCTTGTAAAAGCCGTTGGTGGCATTGAATGGGATAAAATATACGCTAAAGCTTCCGGCTTTGGAACAGGACTCGCAGAGTTTCTTAATGGTTTGTTTTCAGAAGATAAAAAGGGAAATAGCGTATTTACCGCAACCGCAGATGTGATTGCAGGAGCGTTGAATACTGCAATATTTGCATCAAAGGGATTTACGGATAAATTTAAGTTTGAAACATTTGGCAAGAATGTGGCACATGGATTTAATCGTTTCTTTAAAAAGTTTAAATGGAAACAGTGTGCAGAAGCTATCAACGGATGGGTTGATGGTTTTTGGAAGTTTGTCCGAGGATTCTTTGATGATTTGAGTTGGAAAGATGTTTTCAATGGTCTAAAAACTTTTCTCACGAATTTATCACCAAGTAGTGTTATTACATTACTTGGACTTACAGGAGGGAAACTTGCACCTACAATATCATCAGCGCTTTGCTCGATACTTGGATTTACAAGCGGTGGTAAAGGTAAGGGAAAAGGCAAGGGAAAAGGGAAAACTTTCAAACTTAATGGACTTGGCTTAGTATTATTGGTTGAAACCATTGCTTATCAGCTTTCAAATAAAAAATTTAATTTTACCTCTTCTTGTGTTGAAGCATTGGCGGCTGGTGGAGCGGCATTTTATATGTCGGGCGGAAATCCGTATTTTGCGCTTGCCGGAGTAACAGTTTCGGTTGGAATTTCGCTTGGAAAGTTTTTTGTTGAAAATAGCAATAAAATGAAAAAAGCAATCAAGGACTTTAAGAAAAAAGTTGACTTGATGCTTGGGAAAAAGGTTACAGTAACCGGATGGGATGGGAAAAAGGAAACGCTTAAAGTCCCAAAAAGCCAAGAAAAAAACAAGGTCAAAAAAAATGCTTATCCTTCAGATGACGAGTCCAAAAAAAGATTGGCTGAGAATACGGATTGGTATAGAAAACAAAAAGAAAAAAAAGAGGCAGAAAAGAAATCAACAGCAGGGATGCCGGATGAAGCGCGCAGGTTTGCGAATACGCAAAAAAGAAATGCAAGGGCAAGAGCGGAAAATAAGAAAAAAGTTGTATTTAACCGCCCAATTTCCGGAATTTCTTCTGTGGTAAGCGATTATGCAAAATCAAAGCCGCAGAAAATAAAGCTAAAAGCAGAAATAATATCTGCTGATGACAAAATTAAAAATAAAAAACTAAAAGGATTTACGGCAGGATTAGAAAAGGGGAAGGATGGAATAAAACTAAGTGATAAATCGTTAAAGAATTTTACAGCAAATTTATCGAAAAACAAAGATGTTATTCCAACCAAGAATAAATCTTTAAGCAATTATCTTGCAAATATATCCAAAAATAAGGACAAGATAAAGTCAAGTGATAAAACACTGGCAAATTACACGGCTAGTTTAACAGGAAACAAAGATAAAATACCAGATAAATACAAAAGGATAAGCAATTACACTGCGGAACTTATTGCGAATAAGGACAAGATTAAAAGAAGTGATAAGACATTAAATCACTTTACAGGCACTCTGACGAGGGTAACTGATAATATAAAGCCTGCAAACAAAAGACTTGGTGGATTCACTGCGCTCATAACCTCTTTTGTGAATAGAATTAAAAATGCAGTATTAGACTTCACGGCTAGACTTACAGGAAAGAGTACAAAGAAAGCCGATGGCGGTGTATTCTCTGGTGGAAGTTGGAAACCGATTAAGAAATACGCAGTCGGTGGATTGCCAAACATGGGACAGATGTTCGTTGCAAGAGAAGCGGGTCCGGAACTTGTCGGTACGCTTGGCGGTCATACGGCAGTAATGAATAACGACCAGATTGTATCGTCTGTTTCTTACGGAGTTGCACAGGCTGTAAAGGAAGTTATTCAGCCACTTGTGAAAATGGGTGGAGGAAATAATCGACCGATTCAGATTTCACTTGACGGAAAAGTTATCTTTGACAGCACACGACAAAGTGCACAAGAATACTTTGATCGTACCGGAATGTCACCATTCCCGGTGTAATCTAGTGACTTTTGCTCTTGTCTGTGGTACAATACATAAAAATCATAGACAAGGGTGCATTGTTCACCGGAAAGGGGTTACATATGAAAAGGTTTAAAAAATTTTTTACAGTAGCAGCATTATCGCTTTCAATGCTGACAACAAGCGTAGCAACGCAGAACATTGTTGGGGTACAAGAAACTGTGCAGGCGGCAACTATCAAATTAAACAAGAAAGCCATTTCGCTTGATGTTGGGAAAACACAGAAATTGAAAGTTACCGGAACAAAAGCAAGAGTTAAATGGAGTTCAACCGAACCAAGCATTGCAAAGGTAGGTAAAAGCGGAATTGTTACGGCGGTATCATCCGGAACGGCAACGATCAATGCTAAAGTTGGAAAGAAAGTGATGTCTTGCAAAGTAAGTGTGAAAGAGAAAATCAACAGACTTGCATACGAAGATTCGAGCATTAGGGTTTACTTTACAGGGCTAAAGAAGGGAACATATCCGGACGAACTTATAGCTTGCTTGACAATCGAAAATATTACAGACAATAATATTACGGTTAATTCTGACACATCATCAGTAAATGATGTTATGGCAGAAGGAGCGTTATATCAAGATCTATCTCCACATAAAAAAGCCTATGTAACGTGGTGGACAATGGATGATAACATTGTGAGCTTGCCAATAAAGAATATTGACAACATACAACTATCGCTCGTTGTATGGAATGAAGATTCGGAAGATTCCGACTACTACGTGACAGATTCTTTTGGGTTACTAAAATGAGTTAAAGGATTTTTGGGAGGAATTTGATCATGAAACAAAGTGGATGGGGAATTGCATCTTTAGTGTGCGGAATAGCAGGCATTTTGTTAGCGTGTGTTGCGATAGGTGTAGTTCCTGCAATAATCGGTCTCGTATGCGCAATAATTGCACTTACGCAAAAATGGAAAGGACATGGAACTGCAATTGCGGGTCTGGCTTGTTCAATAGTTGCGATAATTATTTTTATTTTTGCGGCACTTGTATTTGACGAAAGTGATTCAGACCAACCTAAAAAAGTTGAAAACAGTCGAGATGCGGAAGTATTGGACGATGAAACGGAAGAATCGACCGATTCATACGATGACTACTTCACATTAGGCGATTCGGTTGAGACTAATGACTTGATAATAACATTTTCATCTGCAAAATTAACATTGGACGATGTTGCGTATCAAAGTCCTGATGATGGAAATGCGTTTATGAAACTAGATTTCGAGTTTGAAAATATATCAGATGAAGATCAAGACATTTCTGGATATGATTTTTCGGCATACGCAGACGATTATGCTGTTGATTACATAGACAGCACATTTGACACAACGCTTAGCCCGGGTAAAAAAACTAAAGGTTCAATATATTTTGAAGTGCCTATGGACACGAATGTTTTTGACACAGAATACAGTACAAGCTATTATGGAAATTCAAAAGTAAAATTTTCAATAGTGGCAGAAGAATAAAAGTATAAGCCGTGGAAACACGGCTTATTTTAATTCCAAAATCGGATTGACACAAAATCAAAAATAGTCTATCCTTATTACTAAGGAAACAACCTTATCCGTGAAGATGCGGATTACTTACTTGAACGCCATACTGTACGAAAGAGGAAACCAATGTGATTTCACAAGCGGCTTCCTCTTTTTTATTCAGATAAAAATGTATGGAGGTACGAATTACAGGAGAAGTCTTTCAAATATTGACGATTCTGTTAAGGGCGTGTCACAAAACGACACCCCTATAAATCTGAATGTGAATCAGTAATAGCTTAAAATTTAATCAAATGGATAGCATCTACCAAAAGGTAGGTGCTATTTTTATACCCATTTTTAGGAGGTAAACGATGGGATATGGCGGATATTTAGTAAAGTTTGGCAATTATACCATACCGAACAATTTAATAAAGCAGGACACGTTTAGTTCCTATGTAAATATGCAGGACAAAGACCCTTGGACGGATGAAAACGGATATGAGCATCGTGATGCCGTGGAACTGAAAGCCTTAAAGGTCGAGTTTGAAACCAAAGCCATGCTGACCGAAAAGCAGTTTGATGATTTTTGGAAGAATATTGAAAAGAACTATACCAAGGCAAAGGAGCGAGGTGGCTATATCACGGCATATGTGCCGGAAAAACGCGGATATGTGACACAGTACGGATATATCGCTGATATTCAGCCTACGTTCTATTCTGTGGCACATGGGAAGATAAAATATGACGCAATCAAATTTTCGTTTGTAGGTGGTGTGTATGATAAATAGCAATTTGAAAGAAAAGTATTGGGATTCCTCGACAGATAAGCAGATGGTCATATCTGTTGTTGGAACGAATCAGAAAATAGACAATTCGATGCTTGAAATCGGTACGTTTGCGCTCGAAGAAAGTCTTTGTTCGGAGTCTGAATTAAAGTTTGGAGCGTGCGAAGCGAATTGCGTAAAATTCACAGCACGAAACACCGCAGGAAACATTATCGGAAAGACAATCTCTATCGAAGAAACGATTGACGGAGATAGCCAAAATCCGATGCCATACGGAGTTTTTAAGGTTGCATCCGATGTTCCTACGGCTGACCGAACAAAACGGAAGATTACGGCATATGACGCTATGTACGACATTATCAATACGGATGTAAAGTCTTGGTATGCAGGACTTAGCTTTCCTATGACACTTAAGCAGTTCCGCGATAGCTTTTTTGCACATCTTGGAATTGCGCAAGTTGAAACAAGCCTTGTCAACGATTACATGACGGTAAATAAGACGATTGTAGCCACGCAGACGGACGATTCAAGTGTGGTCACAGAAGAATCCTCTATCAGTGGGAAAACGGTTGTAACGGCAATCTGTGAGATTAACGGATGCTTTGGCAATATCAACCGAGAGGACAAGTTTGAGTATGTGATCCTTCCAAGTATCACGTCTGCTTTATATCCGGCAGAGGATCTGTTTCCGCGAGATGATCTGTTTCCGTCTGATGCAAATACAGAGTCCATGACCGGACACTATATCACGTTTGATTATGAGGACTTCAAAAGCAAGGCAATTACACAGCTTGAAATCAAGACAAGCGAAGATAACGCCGGAGCTATCGTGGGAACTGCCGGAAATAACTATTCGATTACAGGCAATTTTCTCGTGAGCGATAAAACTGGGGCAGAACTTGAACAGATTGCAAACAATTTGTTGCCAATCATGGCACAGGCGGCATACACACCGATTAAAAGCTGTACTTGTGTCGGCAATCCATGCCTGACGCTTGGAGAACCTATCCGGTTCAATACAACTAGAGAGATTGTCGAAACGTATCTGTTGCAACGAACCCTAACCGGAGTACAGAGCAAACGCGATTCGATTTCCGCACAGGGAACGCAGACGCACTCTGCAAAGGTTAATTCTATCAGAGACACGATTGAAAGCGTGGAAAGACGTACCGGAAAGTTAGAGAGGAACGCAGACCATCTTCAATCCACGTATGAGGATTTAGAAGAGCAGACAAATACCAAGTTTGAGCAGACCGCAAATAGCATTGCCGCAGAAGTCAATCGCGCGCAAAAAGCGGAAGGGCAATTAGACGCATCATTGGAATTGAAGTTAGGCAGAGATGAGAACGACCAAGTTATTTCGATGATCAATGCAAGTGCTGACCAGATTACGCTTCGCGGAAATAGGCTCGTAGTTGAAAGCAATAATTTCCGGCTTGATGGAAATGGAAAAGTGACAATTGTGGATTCTTTAAATTTTGATTCAACGGCACTTGGAGATGATATTGCAATTATGGGGCTTGACGGAAAAGGTAGACCCATGCTGCAAAACATACTTATTGACCTAGGCACTGTAACAGATCAAAACGGAGAAGCTATAGGAGATCATGCAAGTACGGCAGATCATGCGACAACCGCAGACTCTGCAACAACCGCAGAAAGTGCCTCGCAGTGTATAAAAGCATCAACTGCATATTATTTAAAAGGTATTGGAATAAGCGATTATGTTCAAATTTCCGGCAACGGAAATTTAATTCCAAGCTCTAGTTCTGTGTATTGCGGAACTACAGTCAATCCGTTTGCCGGAGGGTATTCTTCCGGTGGTTGGAAAACAACGTCTGACCGCAGGAAGAAAAAAGATTTCCGAAAGCTGTTAGAGGATGATCGGTTTGAAAGATTTTTCGAGTTGCTACAACCGATGGGATATCGGCTCATAGAAAATGATGATAAAATGCACATAGGATTTGTTGCACAGGATGTCGAACAGGCAATGACGGATTGTGGTATATCTGAAAATGAGTTTTACGGACTGGAGCATGCAGTATTCTCCGAAAAAGACTTTGAATCTAATGAGGAATGGGAAAAATTCTTAGAGCAGAATGGTGGCACAAATGATATGTATACGTTGTGCTACCAAGAATTTATTGCGCTTAACACTGTCATGATACAGAAACTGCAGAACAGGTGTAACGATTTTGAACGCAGACTATCCGCAATAGAAAGGAGTGTGAGCCATGCAGAAAATATATAGCCGTATCAACTGGGAGAATTTCCCAAGTGAAAAAACAGCGGTAAATGAATCCAACCTTAATAAGATGGACTTGGCAATTGACAATCTGGATGATCGTGTGGTTGCTATGGATGCGTCTAAGGTTGATTTGACAAAGGCAAATGAGCTTGTGAAAGAAATTCTTTGGGATGAATCAAACGGAACATTGACCATAGTAAAGATGAACGGTTCGCAGGCTATGATTGATACCAAGCTTGAAAAGCTGGCTGTCAACTTCAAGTACAATCCACAGACACAACAGTTGGTAATCACGCTTGACGATGGAACAGTACAGAACGTGGATTTATCATCCTTGATTACAGAGTATGAGTTCTTGGATTCTGATACGATTGCATTTGAGATTACAGATGGCAAGGTCAAGGCTATCGTAAAGAATGGTTCGATTACAGAAGATAAGTTGCAACCGAACTTTTTAGCGGATATTAAGGTGGAAGTGTCAAAAGCACAGGCGGCAAGTGAATCCGCAGCCAATTCGCAAACAAACGCTGAGTTAAATGCGGCAAATGCTGCCAAATCAGCTACTGCGGCGAAGACAAGCGAAGAAACTGCAACTAAGTCAGCAAGCGCGGCAAGTGCATCGGCAACGCAAGCAAAAACAGCAGAAATAAATGCTTCAAATGCTCAAACATCAACTATAGCGGCGAAAGATACGGCGGTGGCTGCAAGTGAAGAAGCAAAAAGCCTGGTGAAAGAAGCGATAAAGAAAGTTGAAAGCGGAGCTTATGTCGGTCCTCCGGGTATTCAGGGACCACAGGGAGAGCGCGGAGAAAAAGGAGATAAGGGAGAAAAAGGCGATAAGGGTGATAAGGGAGAAAAAGGCGATACCGGAGCAAGTGGAATCACGGTGCCGGTGAGCGGAATGTTTACATTATCTGGAGATGCGGAAGGAAATCTGTGGGCGTATTACAATGATTCTGATACCGCCCCGACTTTTGAGACTGATACTGATGGAAATATATACTACATAACGCCGGACGCGTAGAAAGGACAGAATATGGCAAGAGCTTTTATTGGAAATTTTAAAGGACCAAAGGGAGATAAGGGGGAAACCGGAGCGCAGGGAAAGCAGGGCAATACCGGAGCTACCGGTCAACGCGGCAGTCGATGGATAGAAGGAACCGCAATTACCGGAACAAGTACCACTGCAACAGTGTTTAGTGGCACAGGAATTGCGGATGCGTTGGTAAATGATATGTATCTTAACACATCCACGAGCAACGTGTATAGATGTACTGTTGGCGGCACTGCAAGTGTTGCAAAATGGGTATTTGTTGGATGCATCAAGGGTGTAAAAGGCGATAAGGGCGATAAGGGTGCCACAGGAGCAACCGGACCGCAAGGACCACGAGGTGCCACAGGAGCAACCGGACCGCAAGGGCCATCCGGAACGGCAGATACAACATTTACGGAAGCGGCTACATTGACTAAGCTTGCATCCGGAGAACCTTTTAAAACGATGCTTGGGAAACTTGCGAAAGCGGTATCATCTGTATTTGACAAATTGGATAAAAGCAAGGTGGTAAACAACCAGACAACGACTGTGGCGGGATATGCACTGGACGCAAGGCAGGCGAACCCGAATATAGACGGCACGTTGGCCAAGCAGATAAGTGATTTAAACGGCAGTTTAGGAACTTTCGATTTTATCCCAGATGGTAGCAATTTAAATTATTACACATCTGGAGTACATATGATTGGGAACACTGATAAATTAGAAAATTCGCCAGATACAAGTTGGGGAATTCTCATTGCATT